CATGATGTAATAAATAGTGACAACCAGAAACGCCAGAATTACACAAGCAATTTGCAACTCTCGTAACTTCTCTATATCCCTGCCCATTGCATCCTTGCTTTTGGCATGACGGGCCATCATGTCCTCTTTAATCTTCTTGACCTTCTCGAACTCTTCCTCACCCTTGAAGTGCCCAAACTGCTGGATCAGAAAGTCTTTTACTTCCAACTCCATGCGGCGTATCTGATCTAGCCTGCGCCACTCCGCCATAGCGGTCATGATAGTTATTTCGCCTTCACTACTCTTACGTACATTTTTAAAAGCATGACGGGCTTTGACCTCCGCCATCCCAAAGTTCTGAATCGACTCGACTGCTGAACTGACCTCTCTGCCCGACTCAATAGCAGATTTAATGCTTTTAGTTGCCGCCTTTGCGGTACTGATAATCGGGTCTAAATCTGACAAAATTCATTCCTATTCCTAAGTCTGGCCCCAAGTCTTAGCACCGGCTTTAGGTACGGATGTAGCCCAGACCGATACGGACTTCTTTAATTTCAGGGGGGCGCCACAGTCGGAGCATGTGTCAGCCGCCAACTCAGCCTCATCTAAGTCGTACCCACAAGAGGCGCAGACATGAACTTCTTCCGAGCGGCAGACTTTTACCCCATCAATTTTTTGGGCTTCAATTACTGTTTTCATTTAAGCTACCGATTCTGGTTTGTTAGGCCATACAACGTCCCAAGGAAATCCAATCTGTAAAGGAACATCTCGTAATTCTTGACGGTAAGTTTTCCACGCTTCAAGATTTGAAACTTGTTGTTCCATGGATTTAAGTATTACCCAATCACATTCATATAATAAAGATCTACGCTGATCCCTAATATCTTCTTTTTTATTCTGAATGCGGCTATTGAGTTCTTCTACCGAAACATCATATACTGACCAAACCTGCGTCCAAACTCCGTTAATTTTTTGAGGAACTTCTTCTCTAACATCTTTTGTGTGGTCAACTTTTGGACGATCAACTGGCGTTATTTTAAAAACACTAAATTCCGTCAAAAGTTCTTCGCTAGGATTTTTAGGAAAAGATACTTGCGGATTATCTTTAAAAAGTTGATCAATAAAGTATGGATATCTTTCGACTGCGTCATTAATTATTAGCGCGTACATTTATTGCTCCTTACTTAAAATTATTTTGCTACCGTCTTGTTTTTGAAGAACACTAAGTAACATCCCTCTTTTATTACCATGCTCAAATTCAATTAATGGGTCACACCAAATTTCTATACCCGCTTCTCTTGCACGGCGACAAAAAACATAATCCTCACCCCAAAATTCACCTTCCCACACTTGTGTATCAAAAAAACAATAGGCTTGCGTGTGTTTACTACTTGGATCTTTAGGACAATAATATAATTCGGGAAATTTATCCCGCATTTTTGCAATTGCGCCGCGATGTATAAGCATAAACCCCGCCGGAACATACTCCATTTTTATTAAATGTTTATCTGTAACAAGACTGTTATCTGCATTTGTAACTGGTCGAAATGTAAAAATATTTTCACTATCTGTTCTTGCAGGGTACACACCACAAATAAATTCTTTATTTTCGGCAAGCATAGCCATTACAGCTTGAGCAGGCCAACCAAGGTCTGCATCAATACATAACATATACTCACAATCAGAAAACCAAAAATCTTGAATTAAACGATTGCGCTCCGCTACTAATAAAGAACTAGAAGTAACTACTCGTGGCTCAATTTTATAATTATGTGATTGAAGTAAAGAAATAGTACTTGCTAAACTTAATGCATAAGAAATAGTTACTTGCCCATTAAAAGCAGGAGTTGCAATATATATTGTTTTCATGAAGTTGAATACCCCATTGCGGTAATCTGTCCGACGGAGAGGTTTTCTACTGCATAAAATATTTTTCGTTCGCGCGCTGAATATTTCATAGCACTAATATTTTCAGTAGTGCCTGACGTTCTAGCTGTCCATGTAATAGCATCAGTAGATGTCCTTAAAACGCCTCCCCATCCCCCATAAACATAAACTCCCTGAGCGTATTCTAAAGATAAAATACTACTAGTAGTGCCTGACGTTCTAGATGTCCATGTAATACCATCAGTAGAGGTTGCTAAAACACCTCCAGCTCCCCCATAAACATAGAGCCCGTTACCGTATGTGACTGCGTTAATAGTACTAGTAGTACCTGACGTTCTAGCTGTCCACGTAGTGCCATTTGTAGAGGTAGTTATAGCACCGCTACCGCCGACCGCAACAAAATCTGTACCATATATAGATGCATTTAGAGGAAAAGAAACATTCGATGTTCTAGCTGTCCACGTAGTGCCATTTGTAGAAGATCTTATAGTATTCGATGCTGTTAAAATATAGACTCCGGCACCAAATGCAAGTGACAAAATTGAACTAGTAGTGCCTGACGTTCTAGCTGTCCATGTAGTACTGTCTGGGGAAGTATATAAATTACCGCCAGAGCCTCCTGCAATGTAAAGATTATTGCCAAATAAATAGGCTCCCATAAACGCGCCATTTATATTAGGATTTTGTTGTATATCCCAACTAAGTCCAGTAACGGATCTTTTTATACACCCATCCCCTGAAATAAGCGCTCCATCATTACCACCATACGCAAGCGCACTAGTAGTACCTGCTACTTTATTGAGTGTACTATTCCATGTAATACCATCAGTAGAAGTACCTATATTATTATTTTGGGCATAAAAATAAATGTTATTACCACTTGAGACTTTTATCTCTTGATCACTTCCTATAGTAATACTACCAAATGCTACGGCATTAGGATCTCTCTCTGTATAAGTAGTACCATTAGTAGAAGTCCTTAAATAATTTCCAATACCAGCCACAACAAAAAGATTATTTGAAAACGTAACACTGTTAATACTACTAGTAGTGCCTGACGTTCTAGCTGTCCATGTAATAGCATCAGTGGAAGATCTTATACCACCTGCACTCGTGACGAAAACATAAACTCCGTTACCGAATGCAACCCCCCTAATAGCATCAGTAACGCCTGACGTTCTAGCTGTCCATGTAATAGCATCAGTAGAAGTTCTTATACCACCACTATTAGCACCAAGAACATAGAGCCCATTACCATATGTAAGCGCATTAATACCTGCAGTGCCGCCTGGCGTTCTAGCTGTCCACGTAATAGCATCTGTTGAAGTTGCTAAAGCAGGTCCAATTCCCCCATAAAGATAGAGCCCATTAAGATAAGCCGCTACTTTAAGATCACTAGTAGTGCCTGACGTTCTAGATGTCCATGTAATACCATTAGTAGAGGTTATTAAAGCCCCGTTGTCTCCAACCGCAACAAAAACTGTACCGTATGTAACAGATTCTAAAACAGAAGTAGTACTTAGCGTTCTAGCTGTCCACGTAATAGCATCTGTTGAAGTTGCTCCAACTGCTAAAAGAAGGGAGCTACCCCCAACATAAACATAAACCCCATTGCCGTACGCTATATTCTTAATAGAAGTTTTGTATGCTAAAGGATTAGAATATGTCCAATTTTGAAAATTAGGCGCAGGGCCCGGAGCTGTAGTTCTAGAAGCCCCTAATGCTTTATTACTTAACATTATGCGTTGTCTCCTACACGAGCACCGTAAACTTGAGTACCTACTTTCCAAAGAACAATTGTAGTAAATCCTGTAGTAGCTAAAGTAGGCGCAGTTCCACTGTTAGTAGCCCAAACTACACCACTTCCTCCCCACGTAGCACTATTCCAAGTAATAGTATATGCAGTACCGTCATTAACCATTAACGTAATTGCTTCACCAGCTAAAAAGTTAGTAGCTACTGGTGTACGGCTAGCCCCAAGAGTTATTGTCTGTATTGATCCATTACCGGGATCAACCGAAAATCCTGCGGCGTCTGTTATAGTAAAAACATCTTCTAAAATTGTGCCAGTAATAGCTGGATCTGTAAGAGTTTTATTAGTTAAAGTTTGTGTATCTGTAGTACCTACAAAAGCTCCTGTAGGATTTGTTTTTACTGTAAAAGCCGAAGTGCCACTACCAATAACAACACCAGTTAATGTTGTTGCCCCAGTACCTCCTGAAGCAACTGGAAGAATTCCAGAAACACTTGTTTGAAGATTTACACCAGTGTTTGATCCCGTCCCGCCTTGAGCAACAGCAAGTGGAGTAGCAAGAGTCAAATTACTTAAATGTGTAATTGCATCCGTGCAGTCAACCCCAGTGTTATACACAAACATCGTTTTACCAGTGGGAACTGCAACTCCCGTTTGGCCTGATACTTTAATTGTTACAGTGTCGGCACATCCATTATTAACAATGTAGAGTTTTTCAATTGCTGGAACGATAAGATCACGAGCGCCGCCCGTGGTTCCAGTCAAATTTAAACGAAGATTACGAGCTGTTTGAGTTGAATTAGTATCTGTAAGCGTCAGCGTCACGTTAGCACTAGCAAAAGTTACATCAGCCGAGCCTACAATGGCCTCTTCTAAAGCTACCCCTAAATTATCATTAGTAACATTACCCCATGTCCCCGAGTTTTCCCCGGTAGCCATAAGTTGTATTTTTAAACTACTGTACGTACTTGCCATATCTTACTCCTATGCTGCTACTGGCAGCCAGTTTGGTGTTTGTGATGTATTAATAGCCCCCCAATTGGGGTTTTGAGATGTATTAATAGTTCCCCAATTAGCATTTTGAGAAGTATCTATATCCCCCCAAATTAAAACCTTTCCAATACGTCCTTGCGCTTGAACGCCTGTTACATTTAATACAACTGCTTGACCACTTTCTTCCGTTTCGCCTAATTCTGTTGTCCCTACTACCCCTGTAGTAGTTACATACGCCCCACCACGAACTACTACTGTTTCAACTTCCCCGGTACCCTCAACACCTGTAACTACTACGGTTCCTTTGGAATCTACTTCGGCTTCACCTAACTGCCCCGTTCCAACAACACCTATAATAAATACTGTAGCCTTTGCGTTTACATCAGCAGTTCCAAGTTCTCCAACTCCTTCAACGCCCGTTGGGAAAACCCTAACTTCTGCGCTAACTTCTTCTTCACCTAATGTACCTACACCTTCAACACCTGTTACTGCAACTGATGCTCCTGACCTAACTGTATACTGCGTACTTTCTATACAGTCAGCTTCTACACCGAATACGGGCGAATTTGCAGCGGCCCTTGCTACTACTGTACCTACTTCTCCAGTACTTTCAACTCCAGTCACAGGAACTTTATTTATAGTTCTGTGCTCTATAAACCCCGTTTCTCCAACACCTTCAACGCCAGTTAAAGTTACATTAGCCGTACCAAAAACTGTTTCTTGACCAAGTTCTACTTCAGCCTGAAAACTAGCAGGTTCAATTTCAGATCCAGCCGCAACACCTACAGGATCTAATAAAGCACTTGCATCAACCCCGGTAACTGTTGTAAAGCCTTTTGCTCTTGCAACAACAGTACCAACTTCACCACTAGCTTGAACACCGATAACACTTACAAGCATGGCGGTAGTAACAATACCAACTTGACCTACACCTTCAACACCTGTCACTGCAACTGATGCCCCAGCTCTAACTGTATACTGCGTACTTTCTATACAGTCAGCTTCTACTCCTGTAACTATTACTGCAGCATTAGCATTAGCTACTACTGTACCAACTTCACCCGCCGCAGATACTCCGGTAACTGAGACTAGAACATCAATTCCTCCTACGCCCCAGCTACCTGTACTCCAGCTACCACTACCCCAACCGGCCATTTAATACTCTTAAGCAATACGAATGATTGCGTTAGATGCGTCATTTGTCGGGAAAATGATTGTGAAATCTCCATCCGTCGAAGTTTTATCCGCACCAAAATCTAATACGCAGACTGATGCATTAGTCAATGTTGTATTAGCAGTACCGTTAGCTGAAGGTGTAGTGTTATAAATTAAAGCACCACGGGCTGTAATTGTTACGTTAGGAAACGTTAAATCAGAAAAATCAGTAAATCCCGTACCCGTATTTGCATTAATGTTAGTAGCAGTTACACCTGTATTAGTTAATGCATTACCGCCAGCCGTATAGTTAGTGCCGGAAGATGAAACTTCATCACTATTTGTATATGCGGTTGTATTAGCATCTAATGTTGCCGTAGATGTGTATAAAGCGAGTTTAAACGTGTCGCCTGATGCGTTACGAAAATCGTGTACGGCTAGCAAAAGTTCAGCCTTAAACGAAGTGGTCATTGCTTGTGTAATTGCCATTTGAAATACTCCTTAAGTATCTAAAATTTTAACTAACTCTGGATAACCTGCTTTTTTAAACTTATTAACCAAAGTTACATTATGTGACCTTACGGCCTCATGCATATAAAACACCAAAATTTTTCTGATGTTGTCCCTAAATGCCTCTGCCTGCTCACGAATGAGTGGGTGAGTCTGGCTTCCGACATACATAATTTTGTCGAGAGCGCGTTCTGATATCTCTTCTGGTGTAAATCCACGATTTTGTGTAGTTTCAACACGTACTGAACCACCTAAAAGAACTGAAACTTCATTCATATTCATCGGACTGGATACCTCGCTTGAACTGTTCTGTACATATCTTGGCGATTCTTACCTTCGCCAAGTTGTTTTAGCATGGCGAGTGCTTCATTATATCGAGATATATAGTTAGAATTAACGTCCTGCTCGCCCTTCATAAAGGCGTACGCCTCTAACAATGAACCATAAAGAAGAACAGAATCAAAGTTATTACCAAGCCAAGTCTCTCCACTAGCAGCAGCAGTAATTGAGATCGGATAATAAAAATAATGTAGTTCAAAGTCGTAATTCAGATCCGGAGTTGGCCCTAAAATAAAACTAGATTGATCTCCCGGCACAACGGTTGGCCCTTTAAAAATAGCATAGTGTTGGGGTTTACCCGTATCTGTCGGAATAGGATATGCCTCCCGAATAAACTCAACGTCCTTATTTAACAAAAACTCTTGTGCTTGCGTCGTTGGGTCAATAATGGACAAAGAAAAAGTAGCCAGCCAATCTGATGGCGCACTTAAGTATTTATTACTTGCCGTGCAATTTCCTATGACATTCTTACGAAAAACGGGAAGTTGAACACTATTAAAAACCCTCTGCTCAGCCTGAGTAATAAAAGTATCGACCTGATCTTTTGTGAGAAAAGATGTCGTTGTAGCAGTGGTGGTTGCGACCACCGTATCTGGGAAATTATTCTCAGCGTAGGCTTGTATGGTCTGAAACAGTGTTGAGTAGTTCACAACTTATCCCATCTTTTTGCTATTACCGGTACCTTTAGTAGCCGCCCCAGTACCGCGAGTTTTCTGAGTCTGCGTGTTAGGCACGTTGTTTGGGTATCCATTGTTATTGGGTACGATTGGTATTTGCTTGACTGGCTTATCCATTACCGTCCCCTTCCAGCATTTTTATAAGTGAAAGACGATACTTTTTGATTGGCAACTTTTGCCAGATTGCGCCCCATAGCTTTCATCTGAAGGTTGGTTTTGCCACCTTTAGCCAATTTCTTTGCACTAGCGTCAGGATGAGCTTTAGCTCCCTTCTTTTTCATGTGCGCTTTCAATGCTGCTTTCATGTCCATTTTCTACTCCTAAGTTATTGTTACGGTCACGGTTCCTGTTTCCCCGTTAGCCTCTAGGTTATTCAGTAACCCAGATAACTGCAAGGGGTCGTTTAAACCAACAGGGTTCCACCCCCATTGGATCTGTCTACTACCGCCAGATGGCGTTCCAAATGCATCTACGTCCTCGTTGGGCAAGTTTAATGGGTTAGTTTGTATACCCGTGAAACCCGCCTGTATGTAACTGGTATCTTTTCTTGGGTTCTGCAAAGCCTGTGGGTCATAAACTGGGTACATCCCTAACTGTAACTGTGGCTGATCTGGCTCCCAGCAGGTAGGACAAACCAGCAAATTGATGTTTTTGGTCTTGAT